ACCCCATCGAAGAGCAGGAGCGCAACGAAGGGGCGTGGGAGCAGGCCGTCAACACGGCGATGGAGATCCAGCGGGCGCAGGGGAAACTGCCTGCCTCGATGGAGAAGTTCTTCATGAACGTGCTGCAGCCGAAGGTCGATTGGACCGAGCACATTCGCGGTCTGATCATGCGGATCTTCGGGGCCGGTGCCTACGACTGGCGCAAGCTGGATCGCCGACTGGTCACTCGCCGGATCGGCGCTCCCGGCATGACCGGCTTCGGCGCCAAGCTGGTCATCATCGCCTACGACACTTCGGGTTCGATCTTCGTGGACCCGATGGCCATCGACCGCTTCAGGGGCGAGACCTGCGGCATCATGGAGGATGTTGGACCCGAACTCTGCATCGTGGCCGAGTGCGACGCCAAGATGCAGAAGACTACCGAACTGACCGACCCCTCCGACCTGCGGCTGATCCCCGTAGTCAAGGGCGGCGGCGGCACCGACTTCAGGCCGGTGTTCAAATGGATCGAGGACGAGGGGCTTGAGCCCGACGTCCTGCTGTACCTGACGGACGGCGACGGGACCTTCCCGTCGCATGCTCCCGAGTACCCTGTCATCTGGGGGGACATCAGCAAGTCGCCGCAGAAGTACAAGTGGGGTCATGTTGTGGATGTGCCCAACAACCCCGACTAATTTCCCAGTGGGAAAAGATACCGGCGCTGGTAAATCCCGGCGCCGGTTGCGTGGCTACAAATCGTCAACACAGGAGAAAGTCATGAAGACCCGATTGAACAAGGACATGCGTAACATGCTGCTGCGTCTCGCTCGCCAGCGGGTGAAGGCGCCCAAGGAGTTCGAGGACGCGTTCGTCGCCACCTACAAGGTGGTCGAGAAGGAGATCAAGCGGTGCTGCAGGGAGGCGTTCCCGAAGCGCGAGATGATGGTGCTCAAGAAGTACAACGCCGCCCACCAGCAACCCTTCGTCGATCTGGTGGTGTCCGGTGACACGGCGCGGTTCGACCGCTTCCAGTTCGTCGACCATTCGTGGGAGACGGCGCGCGGCGGCAAGACCGACCTGCCGTGGATCCCCAAGACCGGCTACGACCATGCCCGCATCAAGCTGGACGACAAGGCGGGGGTGGCGTTCCACGCCTATGCCTCTGCCTTGGCGGCCCGCGAGAAGGCGCGCGACGATCTGCTCCGCACGTTCGAAACCGCGATCAATCACGGTAAGACGCTGGAGGACATCGAGGCGGTGTGGCCCGCCGCTCGCGAGGCGCGTGCCTTTGCGCCCAACCTGCCGACCGTCATCCTGTCCGGCGTCTACGACCGGATGCGCGAGGCGGTCGAAGCCAAAAACGCCTAGAGGTTTTTCCCAGTGGGAAAACCTGTCGGCAAGCCGATGTGGGATCCGCAGGCCTTCAAACGAGATTGGCCGAAGCAGCGGGTTCTCACCAAGGCGCGCAACTCGAAGAACTTCCCTTGGGTGGTGCTGTGCTACTGCTCACCCGAGGGATACGAGACACGTGCGGAGTGGGTGAACGACGCCCGCACGTTGCGCTTGATCGACTTCAAGCGCTTCAAGGACGTGGCGGCGCTGGAGAACTCCCAAAGTTACCAGCGACGGTACGCCCCGTTCAACGGCAAGGATGTCATCGTAGTAGCTGGCCGCAGAGCCAGCGTCTGCGAGTACATCGTTCAGTATAAACTCTATGACACAGGAGAAAGTTCGTGAGTATAATTCCTTCGTTTCCCCGCGTCACCCTTGAACGTGACGTGACCTACATCGACAAGGCGTTGGCCGCGCAATCGGCCAAGCTCAAGCCGTTCCGTTACGACGGACCGGTCGGCACCAAGGGCAAGTGGACGATCCGCGAGTTCACCATCCCCAAGGAAAGTCTGGGTGTGCTGCGTCTGGTGCGTGACGGCGGGCGCGGCTGCGCTCCCGGCAAGTACCATCAGCTGCTCAGGACCGAGCCTAACGGCAGCAAGACCATCGTCATGTCCGACACCGATGCCGAGATGATCGACTTCCTGTCGGTGATCCGTCCCGGCTGGGATGGACAGATCCTGATCGGTGGGCTGGGCATGGGCCTTGCGATCAAGACGCTGCTGATGATGCCCGAGGTGGGCTTCATCACCGTGGTCGAACTCGATCCCGAACTGATCGAACTGACCAAGTCGATGTACGCCAAGGAGCAGCGCGTCGAGATCATTCAGGGCGACATCTTCAAGTGGAAGGTGCCGAAGGGCGCGAAGTACGACTGGGCGTGGTTCGACATCTGGGACACCATCAGCGATGACAACATCCCCGACTTCCAGCGGCTCAAGCGCAAGTACCGCAAGTACCTGCCGAGCACGGACCGGCTGACTTTCTGGGCCGAGCGCGAGTGCGTGCTGATGAAGCGCGACGTCGATCCGCGTCACTGGTACTAGCGTGGCCCGCTTCAGGGGCACCGTGAAGGGCGGGAGGGGCGAAGCCTCCCGCCTTGGGCACGCGAAGTCCGGCCTCGCCGTCGCGGCGTCGGGCTGGAACGGACACATCAAGGTCAGGCTCTCGGTCCACGGCAAGGGCGAGGGCGAGGACTGGGTTCATGTCTGGCATGAAACCAACAACGCGACGCACCTGATCTATCTGGGACGTCTCGATCATCACGACGACCCGAGGGGGCAACGCATCCCCCTCGATGTCGACAAACTCGTCAAGTAGTAACCGAGCTTACACAGGAGAACTTTATGGCTCGACGTTTTACCAGCGACCGTAATCTGCCCGTTGCCTTCAACTCGTCGCGGGCAACCAGTATCAGGAACGCCATCTCGGCGCTGGGCTTCATGCAGATGAAACTCAGCAAGCCTGACTTCGAACCTATCGAACTGCTTCGGCTGTTCGTTCCGCCCGAGCGGCGCGAACTGCTGACCGAGGCTTACCGGATCGCCGCTCCGAGGGGCTTCGTGAACGACCTCTACGTGTCGTTCGCGGTGCCGCAGGAACTGGGCGACAAGCCGATGCGGGTCCGCTTCTACTGGGACAACCGTACCTTCCCCTTGGCCTTTCTGGTGCCCAACGATGCGGGCGCCAGCGAGGACAAGGCGGTGCGCGAGATCCAGCCCGACGTCCCGGCGGAGACCGGCGCCAAGTTCGCCCGCATGTTCAAGGACGTGGTCGAGGTGTCCTATCGCTTCGGTCTCGTGGCGTGGGTGTTCAACCAGCTGAACCGGTCCGACGTGTGCAAGACGCCGCAGCAGATGCGCTACGCGTGGCCTTGCATCGTGCCGCTCATGGCCAAGGCGGGCTACCGCGAGGACGCGGCGGCGCTGGCCGAACCGAGTGCCCGAGCGGGCGAGAAGCTGGTGATCCCGCCGCACGTGCACAAGCACCTCAAGACGAGCAACGACATCGTTGCCCGAGCCGGTTTCATCGAGGCTGATCAGTTGCCCAAGGATACCCGGATGACCTACCGGATCCTTGGCACTCAGTTCCTTGACGGTGTCGAGCAGTTCGACGGCTACGTCTGATACCACTTGACACGCACCCCCCATTGCTTTACCTTGGCTGGTAAGGCAGTGGGGGGTCTTTTTTTGTCTGCATTTCCAATAGTTTTCCCACTGGGAAAACCATGAAGTTCGTCTTCCTAGACTTTGAAACTTTCTATGCCAGCGATTATTCGCTTCGTGGCATGGACCCGCCCTCGTACATTCTGGACGAACGCTTTGAGGCGATATGCCTTGGCGTTGCCGAGGGGTTCACCGACAAGCCCTACCTTGTCGACGGTCCAGACATTCCCCAGTTCCTTCAGCGCCTTGGCACCGACGTCGCGGTGGTTACCCACAACGCCCTCTTCGACATGTGCATCCTTGCTTGGCGTTTTAACTACGTCCCCTCGTTCATGGCCGACACGCTGGGCATGAGCCGGACCCTGCTGGGCCACCGTCTCCGCAAGCTCTCGCTGGCCAGCGTGGGCGAGTACTACGGGCTGACCAAGGGCGACACGATAAGCAAGGTCGCGGGCATGGGCCGAGCCGACATCATCGCCGCCGAGATGTGGCCCGAGTACACCGGCTACTGCCTGAACGACACCGACATCTGCCGGACGATCTTCGCCAAGCTGGCCCCCTATCTGCCTGCAGAGGAATTTGTCCTGCACGACATGATCTTGCGGACCGCCGTCGAGCCGCAGTTCAGGGTCGATCAGGAGGTGCTGGCCGAGCACGCCGGGACCATCGAGCACGACAAGTCCAAGCTCTTTATGAAAGCCATGTTTGCGGGGCTCACCGACAAGGCCGAGCTTATGTCGAACGACCAGCTGGCCGAACTGCTGATCCGCCTTGGCGTCGATCCTCCCCGCAAGATCAGCAAGACGACCGGACGTTCGACCTACGCCTTTTCCAAGCAGGACCCCGCGTTCCTCCAGCTGCTGGAGCACGACGACCCTAGGGTCATTGCGATCATCGAGGCGCGGCTGGCCTTCAAGACGACCATCGAGCAGACGCGCACGGCGCGGATGATCAACATCGGCAATCTTACCTTCCCCGGTAAAGGGCAGGGGTGGATGCCCATTCCCCTGAAGATCGGCGCGGCGGTGACCCATCGGCTGGGCGGCGACTGGAAACTCAATCCGCAGAACTGGGGGCGCAAGTCGCCCATCAGGCGTGCCGTGGTGGCGCCCGAGGGGCACAAGGTGGTCGCCGCCGACAGCGAGCAGATCGAAGCGCGCATGAACGGCTGGTTCTGCGGCGAGCAGGAACTGACGGCGCAGTTCGCCAAGGGCGAAGACGTCTACGCCTCCTTTGCCAGCGAAGTGTTCCGAGTGCCCGTCACCAAGGCGACCGAGCCCGCCAAACGGTTCATCGGCAAGACCGGCATACTTCAGCTGGGCTACCAGTCAGGCTGGCAGAAGTTCCAGTCGAGCGTCTGGCTGCAGAGCTACAACAGCGAGCCCGAGCCCATCGCTCTGGACGACGCCATGGCGCAGTCCATCGTCACCGGCTACCGCGAGAAGTACTGGCGGATCGAGCAGATGTGGCAAACCCTGCGGGATGTGATCCCGACGATGGCGCAGGCTCCAAACCAGCGCACCGAGCACACCAGCAAGATCGGGCCGATTACCTTCGGCGGTAATCGCCTGATCGGTCCCAACAAGCTGGTCATGAACTACCACAACCTTCGCTACGAAGGGCAGCAGTGGATCTACGATTACGGATCAATCCCCTACAAGCTGTACGGTGGGAAACTGCTGGAGAACATCATTCAGTTCCTCGCACGGATTGCAGTCATGCAGGCGGCGATACGGTTAAAAAAAGTTCTCTTACCCTTCAGTTCCCGCTTGACACATACTGCCCATGATGAGATAGTGTACATAGTGCCAGATAAGCACGTTGGGGAAGTTTCCGAATTGATCCGCGCCGAAATGAGCAAGTCGCCCGACTGGGCACCCGGCCTCCCGTTGTCCGTCGCCATTGGCGTCGGCCAGAACTACGGTGAGTGCAAGTGAACGACAATCTCGAATGGCTGAAGGAACAGCGCGACCGTCACGCTAAGGCGAGGGATGAAGCCTTCGCCACGGATGACTGGGCGAGCGGCAACCCCCATGACGATCTCTGCCGCCGCTACTCCAATGTGATCAACGAGATCGCGACAGCCCGAGAACGTCTTCAGGTATTCACCGAGGTGTTGCAGAAACGCATCATCATTGCGGCAAACGAAGCGCACGATAAGAAAGACATGGGGGCGCAAGTTGAAAAGGGGGGATCCAGTGCAGCACCATCTGCGTGAACGATTACGAGGCCCGTTACCATCGCTGGTAACGGGGTGCTCGTTCGTTCGTTCGTTCGATCAGTCAAACATCTAGGAGACGTCTCAAAATGAAGTCCATCAAGACGGCGCTGCTCGCCAGCGCTTTCGCCTTCCTCGCCATTCCGGCGATGGCGGCGAGCCTCACGTTCGGCGTCGGCGGCACTCAGGCCGGTTCCGTTTCGGGCACCAACTCGACCAGCACGTCCAATGGCGCTACGGCGGTCATCGGCGTGACGGCGGGCACCACGCATGGTGACAGCACCAACACCTCGGTCGGGGCTGCTGCACAGCAGACCACTCCGGGCGGCACCGTCGGTCAGACGGCGTCGGGCACGCAGTCCATCACGAACGCCAACAACGCGTCGTTCAGCCTCGGCCTCGCGGCCAACGGCAGCGGCTCGACGGCGAACGCGGCGGGCGCGGGTGCTGGCACCGCTGCTGGCAACTTCTTCACCATCGTCCTGTCGCCGCTGCCGTAGGACCGGCAACGGCGTAAGTCTTTGCGGCGGTAGTAATGCCCCGCCGCGAAGTTCCCCCTCTGAGGGGAAGGCCCCCAGTACCCCACGTGCTGGGGGCCACCCTCTGGTTCAATATCGTGGGTAAACATCGAGAGGTTCGAAACTAGCTATGACTTACCGCAAGACTATCGCTGGGCTGCTGTTCAGCGTTTCGTTCATCGCCATGATGGCTGCGAACGAGGGCAAGGCGCAGACCGCCAATGCCGGTGCCAATGCCGGTGCTTCCTCGGGCTCGCAGTCCGGTTCCAACTCGGGTGCCGCTGCCGTCATCAACCAGACGACCAACGTCCCGGCCAACACGACCAACACCAGCACTGTTCGCACGAACAACGCTTCGACGGGCGCGTTCTCCAACCAGAACGTCAACTCGGGCTACACGACGAGCGACAACATCGTCCGCACCACGCCGACCGTCTACGCGCCTCCCGTCTCGGGCGGCAACCCCTGCACGCTTGCCGTGTCTGGGGGTGTTTCGGTCATTGGGTGGGGTGCGTCGGCTGGCGGCACGTTTGTCGACACCGACTGCGCCAATCGCCAGAAGATCGCCATGGTCCACAACGCGGGCTACAAGCTCGTCGCCAAGGAACTGATGTGCAACGACGCGGCGACCTACAACGCCTTCAAGTCGAGCGGTGAAGGCCCCTGCGCCTTCCGGCCCGACTTCGAGCCGAAGGGTGCCGCTCCGCAGCCGATGCCGACCGTGCTGGCCCCTCCCGTTGTGACGCCCGCGCCGATGGTGCAGGCTGCACCGAAGGTCTACCCGCGCTGCACGGCAGTCATCCGCGACAACTGCCAGAGCTAGTCCCTGAATACTGGCGCGTTCCCTCGGTTTTCGCGCGCCAGTTTCACCCCCGCTGGTCCTCTTCCCCCCACCCCGACCAGCGGGGGTTTCTTTTTCGGAGGACACTCATGTACGCGGTTCCATTCGGCAACTACGTCGCCCTGACCCTCGCAGGTCTCGTCGCCGGTCTCGCCATTGTACAATGCACCGACCCCGCCGCTGCACAGACGCAGTGCTGGGCGGTGCCCAACGGCGTCAACAACACCATCCAGTGTGCGAACGGCTTCTGGCGGACGATCACGCCGGAAGGCGAGGAATTTACCGGCGCTGGTATGACCGACCCCAACGCTTCGGCGGCGGGCTCGAACCTTGTGATCAACGGGCCTAAACTCGGCCCGCAGGTCACTCCCCCCACCCAAGTGTTGCCGATGCTGGAGCCCTATCAGGCTGGCAGTTTCGGCTTCCAGCCCAGACAGGACTGACCATGGCCTTCTTCTGCATCGCTGGCGCGCTGTTGTGCCTGCCCCCGCATAACACCAGCTACGCCTACAACTATGCGTCCTACGCCGTGCCGATCCAGCAGAGCGCGCCGGTTCTCGTCGCGCCGCCGTACACCATCGACCGCTTCGGCGTTCGGCGTTACGGCTGACACCTGCTTGCAAGCCTAGGCAACAGGCCATACGTAGTGGCCGGTTGACGATCAAACTGAGGGGGCGGCCACCTTTGCTCTCCTGTGTAGGTGGTTGTCGCTGGGGCCGGTGGGGGAAACCTCACCGGCCCATTTTTTGTTGTTTACCGTTGGCGGTAAACGTCCGCTGATGTTTGTCCCTGCTCGCTGATGTACTCAGGTGATCTAAACCGTGCTCAAATGATATGTAAGTTTCTAGTTGACATATGATTTACGCTCTGCTATGGTAGGACGTCACCATCAGGAGAGATCATGACCATCAATTATACGACGCCTCGTTCCACTACCGTCCGCGTTGTTGCGCGACTGCAGGACAAGACCGCTACCCTCGAATGGTATTTGACCCGGTTGGGGTCTCGGCATTATTTCGTTCTCGAACTCGACATCGCTTCGATGTTCCCGGTGAAGAACCGGTTTATTTTCAAGTCGCCCTATACCCTGCCGACCCGCGAGGCGCTGATCAAAAAGGCCCCGGCAGGCACCAGCGTGCCGTTCTTCAAGGAGAAGTCGGTCGCCGCCAACGCGAGGGTCTACAAGGCGATGATCACCTCGGTGATTGCTGGCGTGAAGCGGGCCGATGGCATCGTCGCCGCCCAGACGTCGCCCGATGGCCATGCCGACATCGAGGTGCCCGACTTCATGCCGCCGCTGTGGTTCGGCATGCGCGAGGGCCTGCCGCAGCTGCCGTTCCCCGAGACCAAGCCGGTGGCGCGCGAAGGAGCCATCGACATCATGCCGACGCTTTTACCGCCGCCGGTAAGCAATGGCCACGGCAAGGGCGCGTCACTGATTGACATCATCGACGCGCACGCGATGCCGGTTCGGACCTACGAGGAAGGTCTGCAGGACGCCATCGTCGTGCTGAACGACATGACCAAGGAATTGGCTGAGGAAGGTGTTGGCGCCAGCGAGGCTCGCGCCAAGCTCTTGTCGGGGTATGCTGCGATGATTGATATGGCGGCCAATCGGATCTTGGCGCTCCGTGTTAAGAGCGTGGCCGAGATCACCGTCGACACCCGGATCGCCAAACTCACGAGGTAGCGCATGCCCTACGACACTGAGGACCACCGTCTCAAGGTCTTGCGGGCAGAAGAGGCTCGTG